TCGATGAATGCATCTCGCATAGCCTTTCTAGTTCTCGAAGTCGTCTTGGGTTCAGCAAGGAACTCAAGCTCTTTAATCTTAACATCTAATGGCGTAGCCGCGATAGAAGACTTGCCTCGAATGACTTCACCCTTGCCCCACATTTCATCATCTTTGGCATAGTTAACGGCCTGCACTAGGGCTTTAAAATCTATCTTGCCATAGATATCTTCAAGACCCCTAGTCTTGATTATTTTTGCCAAGTTTTCCAGAAACTCTTTTTCTAAAACTTCGGCACTTGGAAATTGTCCTGCTGATGGCAAGGCTTTCACCTTCCGACCCTTTAGAAAAGCCTGAGGTAAGATTATACAACGGCGCGACTCCTTGCTGGAGTTGGCAATGATGTTAAACACGTTGTCCAGCGTGAAGTTAAATCTATAAAATTTTAATACGCCAGCCTTCTGCAAGCCCTCGCCCTGCAAGGTCTTTGTAACGACGACATATTGCATTGGCTCGCCGGTAACTAAGTCGTTCACTAAGTCAACCCAGCTACCTCCGACCTTCACTGAGCCGTGATTGTAAAGCTTCAAGCTGATCGCTACCTGATTAGCGTCCTTGAGGTCTGCAATAGTACCCTCGCCAGTCGGCACCTGTGTGCCACCTAGCAACACTGCTAAGAAGGACTCAAAAGAAAAGCCGGCCGAGGAAGCATTAAAGTGGCCAATGATCGTTGTGAGCGTCTTGTAGAACACCAAGTAAGACATGACCTTGGAGATTCTTTCAGAGTTCGAAGTTCCCTCGTCCATACCCAGCATGCGAAATGACTCTTCGTCACCTTTATAAAATCGTGAAAGGCTGTCGAGTTTATCTTTTAGATCTGCGCCCTGAATATTTCTTAGGAAATTGTGCAGTTGACCACGGGCAGTTTCATGGAAGCCTTCTTCCTCTTCGCCCACTGACACGTCAGACCAGCCAATTTCAGAAACAGGAATCTCTGGGATTGCCTGCATTGTGAGCGTGAACTTTTCTTGATTTTCGAAAAGCATTTGAAGCTTATCTCTACCCATTTCATATTCCGCGATCATCTCAAAGAGCATCTCTAGGTCAAGGTTGTCAGAGTAAAAGCTGTCTACAAGTGAATTAATTTTTTCTTCATTCATGTTTATAAATAGTCCTAAAAAATGATATCAGCAATTCCTAGCTTAACTGCCTCTTCGGCATCCAAATATACGTTGGTTTTTTTGTTCATCAGCCGCCTAACATATTTCTCATCCATGTTTGTTTCTTCAGCAAGGGCCCGGACATAAAGCTTCTGTGTCATCTTGGCTTCCTCAAACTCATTGGCGATGTTCGCGAGATGGCCGTGCTGGCCGGAGATGACTCCGTGAATCATAACACGACAATTCTTCCCTATGTAGCGGTGGCCTTTTGTACCAGACGCCAACAGCGGAACGCCAGCAGACATAACCTTGCCTAAGCCATGTGTATAGATGGGAGTTTTGTCTCTTATGGAGCGTATTGTGTCGTATACTGAAAACATTTCTGCAGCGACGCCGCCGAAAGTAGATATGTAAAAGTCTATTGGTTTGTAAGTCTCAACTAGGCTTTTTTCAGGCTCGTCAGGATCCATAGCAACCAGCTCTTTGCCCATCTCATGAAGCGCGAGGAGGCCATAAATGGCTTCCGAGCAGCGCTCTTCTGTGATGTCACCATAAATACCAGTAAATCTTAAATCTTGCTTGTCCATATAGCTCATCAGAGTTGCTAACTCTTCATTCGATTTTTCTGTCTTTTCTTTCTTCTCACCTTCATTAAACTTGTTCATCTTGACTCCTAACTTCTTCAAGTGCGTGAATAACCCTCTCCACAGTGGCCCAGTCTTTTATACCTAAAGAAGACCAGACCTCTGGAGGGGTGCTATTTTTCAATGAAAGAACGGACAAGTTTTGCCAATACTTGACCGCTTCTCTTATAATCGGCTTCTCCGCCTCAGTCGCGCATGCCGCAAGCAAAAATTGCTCAGAGTGCCTGCTGGCATATTTTGTGATTCCCAAGCAATTAATCAAGGCTGTGCGATATACCCTTAATTTAATATTGATTCCAAGCATCCTAGAAAGGAAAGCGTGACACAGGGCGCCACTAATAAATATAAATAAAGCTTCTGCTAATTCCATTACTACCTCAAAAAAAAAGCAGAGCTTTCGCTCTGCTTTTCATTATACCACTTTTACATCAATCTCTTAACGCTTCTTCAACAATCTTTTAGCGACGCGGCGGGTGACCTCTTGTACAATCGACTCCTCAAGATCGTCCTCGCCCTCGTCGCCTGCTGGGGCTTCGCCCCCTTCTTCGTCCTCTGGCTCATCCATGTCCATCTCTTCTTCGTCGCCAAGATCAGGCTCCTCCATGTCCATGTCGTCTTCACCGCCTGCTCCGGCAAGGATCTGGTCAATTACATCGCGAGCAGTGCGAAGAGTCTCAACATCCTCCTCGCTGATCTGGACCTCTGCTTCGACTCCTTCATCGCCGCCAGCCTCAGGATCATCGCCCATGTCCATGTCGTCTTCTTCGTCGCCCATGTCCATGTCGTCTTCTTCGTCGCCGGCCTCGGGGTCACCACCCATATCCATGTCTGCTTCTTCGCCGCCTGCTTCGTCGCCGGCTTCCATATCCATTTCGTCTTCTTCGGCCTCGAACATTTCTTCTTCTTCGAGACGATCAATAAAGTTTTCGCTTAGTGGGTGAAGATTCGCGAATTTCATCATCTTGCGAATTTCACCTTCTGATAAGAGATTCTTACTCATAGTATATTCTCCTTGGTATAATATGCATACTACAAACTAAATAGACCCATCTGTAAAGAAACGACCTATTTTTTTTAAAACTGAATCTTCTATTTGTTTAACCCTGACAAAACTAATCCCGAGCCGCTCACCAACATCACGAAGAGTCATATTGCCATTCTTTTCAACCGCTTCCAGTGTGCAGTTTCTGTCTTGCTCAAAGTCTATCCAATGCCGGCACTCCTGCACAGGACAAGAAACGCCCAAGCGTTTACATGTTTTCAAGCATTCTCTCATATTCCACTCTCCGTCTCGATTATATCAAATATAGACTCAATTTCGTTTTCATCTAAATTAAATTTTTTAATATTTTCATTAGAATTTTTAATCATCTTGCTGGCTGAGGCGCGCTTGTGCTTGCCTTGCAGGTTCATTTCTGCTTTTTTCTCTGTCAGATAGCCCACAACAGCGGGGTGGTTGTCTATATAGCCAGACAGCATGATTCTAAAAAACTGAGATTGGCTGATGCCATCATGCTGGCACCTGATCCTGAGCCTGGTTTGCCTGTCAAGAGAGTCATAGAACATGATTTTTTTTCTTTCTTTGGGCTTCGGTGCAGTTGGGTCCTTCACTCATTCCTCCACAATATGTGAGTTGCGCTCTCGCTCTGGCCGGCACTAGTTTGCAAAATAAACTCAGATTTGGCTTGAAAGTCCGCTATGTTACGGCAGCCAGAGTAAGACAAGCCGCTCCGGAGGCCACCAACAATGTCACCCATAATCAAGCTCACGCTGCCTCTAAATGGGACAGTAGTTGACACACCCTCCGGCGTGGAGGATTTCCCGCGCCAGCTAGTCTGCGCAGCATGAGAGGCCATGCCTCTGTAAACCTTATACTTCTTGCCGTTGGCCTTGGTCAAGACATCGCCCGGAGTCTCAGACGAGCCGGCCAACATAGATCCTAACATAACAAAGTCGGCGCCGGCAGCGATGGCCTTTACCATGTCGCCAGTAGTCTTTATCCCGCCATCAGCAATTATCTTTGCATCGTAGGTGCTTCTTGCGCAATCCATAACGCTCTGTAGCGTCGGCATGCCGTGACCGGTCACAAGTCTCGTGGAACAGATAGACCCTCCTCCGATACCAACCCTGATAGAGTCAGCTCCAAGGGAGGCTAGCTTATCAAACCCCTCTAAAGTTGCCACGTTGCCTGCCATAATGTGAACGTCATCACCAATCCTGTTTTTTAAGTTGGTTAGGCTGCGCTCAACCATCGCATGATCTCCGTGGGCGACGTCAATGCACAAGACGTTAGCGCCGGCATCCACTAAAGCAAGTGCACGATCAATCGAATCGCCAGTCACTCCAATGGCTGCGGCAATAGTCTTGGCACCTCTAGAGTAAACTTGATAAACCAGCTTGGCCTGCTCTTTGATTGTATTATATCGATGAATGACGCCTAGGCCGCCATGCTCGGCCATGGCCAAAGCCATAGTAGTCTCAGTAACCGTATCCATTGGACTAGAAATGACTGGCAGTGCTAGAGTGACGCCCTTGGACAAGGAAGAAGACAGGCTCACTTCTGACCTGCTTTCAATATCACTATATTTTGGCACAAGCAAAACATCATCGAACGAATATGTCTGCCTAATCATTTTCTACTCCTTTTTTTAGGGTGTCGAGCCTTCTCTTCAAGTACCATATTGCTTTCTCAATGTCTCTAATCGCTGTACCTTTATGCATGTGTCTTGAAATATACTTCACGGCATTGCCGCAATTAAAATCAAGATCCCAATCTTCAATAACATCGATTGTTTCATATTTGCCCTGATTGTAGTGGTCTGGATGGTCGACTAAATTCAAGGCAAGAGTTAGAGTCTCTTCTTCCGAATTGTCAACACCCAAAAGCATTTTTATTGTCTTATTTTTATCTTTCATCTTATCTCCTAGAAGCCTGGTGGCATGCCATTGAGTGGGTGCCCGTTAGGCCAAACCTGCGCCTGTTGGGGGGTCACGTCAGTGCTGCCAAGGGCCCCATCTCCGCGCTTAGAAATAGAGATTGACTCACCATAAAGATCTCCATCTGCCTTTTCAGATAAGCGGAAGGGCACCACTGGAATGAGCACAAGCTGTGCCACCTTGTCGCCCGGACAAATTGATTGTTCGTGCCGTCCGACATTGTGTAGATCAATGAAGACCTCTCCGTCGTAGCCGGAATCTACGATGTGCGCACCAACAACAAGAGAGTATTTGGCACCCATTGAGGAGCGGTTGCAAACTTGCAGCATGTATCCATGCGGTACACCAAACCTCAAACCAGTTGGAATTAAACTATTTCCGGCTGGTGGGATGATAACCGATTCAGTTAAGTTTGCATACACATCCAGCCCGGCGTCCGATGGATTTGAGCGAGTTGGTGTTTTTACTTTCTCATTCTTCTTGCAGTATTCTAGAATCATTTTCTACCTCCTGTATTGCGGCCATCGCTGTGTCCCAACATTCGGGACAATAAAGCCTAACTGCGTTTTGTTTTTCTCTAACAATCACCTTCCAGGTATTAGCGTACTCCTTTGATTTCTTATCAAAATCTTTACGACAAGAGTAACATTCGTCACCTAGTTTGTGAAATAAGTTAATTTGTTCCTGCATGCTTTTTTTAGCACGCTTCTCTTTTGCTCTTCGCATTTTTCTTTTTAAGCTTCCCATATTACCCCAACAGTTTGAAACCTCTAACAGAGCGCGAGCTAAAGCCCCACTCATCACTATAGTCTAGCTTGGCAGCATAAGGTCGATTAAGGTGCAATACATCATGCTCTTTGATGCCCCAGCACTTGATTGTTGTTGTCGTTGAAGTATCATCGATAACCTTAACCAGCCAGTATGGCTTGTCATTTTTAGTTTTCTTAGGGATGATCTGCCTAGGTATAAACCACGCAACTCCAAGCTTGTTGTCCCAATTGCCAACTGCTGGTACGCAGTATCTTTCAATTGCCTCCATGACGTTTTGTGACATGACAAGCGAAAAAGGAAACATTCCCGTCAATGAAGAGATGTACTCGATCTTCTCCTCGCTGGAAAAATCGCCCTCTGGAGAATATAGTTCAATATTTTCAACCAGCTTCTTAACGCTTTTTGGTCTGTCTTGGATGCACGCCATCCAGAAATGTTTTGCTCCGGTGAACCTCTCATCCACAAGATTGGGGATCGCACCAGCCCTACAAAGAACGTCAAGCGCCTTCTTGTTGAGTTTTGAATAGACAATATCTTCGTTAAACAGCAATTCTTCCACTGTGTTGAATGGCCTATTGTTGATAATCTGCTCAATAGCTTTGTCCCCCAGGCCTTTAATAGAGCTTAGTGGCTGAATCAAAGTCCTGCCGTCTTCAGCTATCTCCCACTGCTGAGTGGAAGTATTGATATCCAAAGACTTAATCTTAAATCCAGATTTTTGAGCTAGCGAGATTGCGACCTCTTTTCTGGACTCTGGTTCCTTGTCAAGGAAAGCTGCCATCCATTCCGCAGGATAGTAGTTCAATAGCCAAGCACACTGAAAGCTGAGTATAGAATAAGAAATAGCGTGAGACTTATTAAAGCCGTAACCACTGAAGTATTCAAATGTTTGCCATAGATCGCTGGCCTTTGACTCTTCAATTCCCTTCTCCTTGCAGCCCTGGATAAACTTCTCTCTGATCTTGTTCTTTTCCTTCGCACCTTTTCCTGTTCCTTTCTTAGTTAATAGTTTTCTGAGTTTGTTTCCCTCGTCCAAAGAGATGTCCTTACCAAGCTTGTGAGCCAGCAAGGCAATCTGCTCCTGAAAGATGAGGAAGCCTGCAGTTTCGCTCGTAACTTCTTTAACGGTGTCGTTTATGTATCGAATGTCTGAGCTGTTATTCTTTGCCTTTACATATTGCCTATCAACAGAGGCCGACAATGGCCCGGGCCTGTAAATAGATGTGATAGCAGAGATGTCAATAATGTTGTTGGGCTTTGCTTTTTTGCAAAACCGTTGTGCACCGGCGTTAGTAAACTGAAATACGCCGGCGAACTTACCTTTATGAAAGATGTTTTTGTACACCTTGTCATCATTAAGATCAATCTTGTCTGGATGCAGATTCTCCTCGTAGTATTTTTTGATATCTGCAAAAGTCGGATCTTGGATCCCGTGATGTCTTTTCAGGATGTGGCCGACGGCGGACTGAATCATCTCCAAAGTAGAAAGACCCAATAGATCAAACTTAATAAAGCCAAGCGGCTCTAAATGTCTGACGTTCATCCCCTCTGACCAAGGTGTTTGAATGACACCACCAGAACAGATCAAAGGCATGTGCTTGTCAAGATCTTCACCAATCACCACACCTCCGGCGTGACGACTGACAGAACGTACCTGCCCCACGAGAGATTCAACGTGTGTCTTGATGTGGGGGTATTTGTTCAAGAAGTTTTGCAAGGAAATAGAATAGTCCATGACCTCTTCAAAAGTTGGAACATAGACACCAGCCTTGATGCCATGCTTTTTCTTTGCCTTGGGGGTAGCCTCCTTGACCATGCGACTAGTAACCGCGTTGACTTCAACAAATGGCACATCATAGAACTTCCCGATATCTTTGATTAGAGATCTAAGCTGCAGAGTATTAAAGTTGGAGATAGGCACAACCGTTGTGTTGCCCCACTCCTCTGCAAGAATCTCTTTAAGGCCAAAAGCATCACTAACATCATAATCAATATCAGGATAGTCTTTTGCATCAGATCGCAAAAAACGACTGAATAGTAGGCCGTACTTGATTGGGTCGACTTGTGTGATTCCCAGGACATAGGCGACAAGTGAGCCGGCTGCGGATCCTCGGCCCGGGCCGGCCAGCATGTGCTCGCCAGCTTTGTCTGCGATAGCCTTCATGGTGAGAAAATACTTACTAAAACCTCTGCCATTGATCGTCGTTATCTCGTGTTTTAGGCGCTCAATATACTCTTCATCATCGTCTAGGCCAAGCTTTTTAAGACCACTAATACAAGCCTTTGTCAGTGTCTCGTCGGCGTCGGCGCCATCAGGAACAACGAAGCCTGGTAGCCGCACAGTGTCGTCTGGCATAAAGTCATCAATTAGCTCATGAGCAATCCAGTGAGTGGTTGTTAGCGAATCGCGGACGACGCCATCATCGTATTCGACGCCGGCTTCGCTGGAGTACTTCTTGTAGGAAGCCCACATCTGATCGCCGTTCTTCGGGTAAAGCTCATAACCGATCTCCTCAACACCGAGTGGAAGCTCGGAGGTCATATAATCAGGCTGCTTCTTGCCTCCTCCAAGCCAGCCCAAGCGCTTATAAAGCTCGCGCTCTTTCCAGGCGTCTGGACTGGGGTAGTGGCTGTCTGCTGTGGATATCAAATCTATGCCAAACTCGTCTTTCATTTGAATTACGAACTTATTTAAAATGTGTTGCTCCGGCACGTTATTCCACTGCAGTTCTCCATACCACCGGGAGCCGAGAGCTTTTTGCATTCGACGAGTTGTTTCGCGCATGGCGGTAAGGACAGCCTCGTCACCATCATCGCGGTTGTCCCAGTAGTCGCCAGCGTATACGCCGCCGAGACAAGCGGAGGAGGCCATGATACCTTCCCCATACTTCTCAAGCATCTTGTAATCCAAGCGCGGATATCTATAAAAATTATCACCTTGATGAGTTTCAGAGACAATTTTGTAAATGTTATTCAAGCCCACCTGATTAAGCGCAACCAGCACGATATGCCTGCGCGCATTGATCTTGTTCTTGGACTTCCTCTTGGAGGCTCCCTCGTCTTCTGTAGATACTTTATCTGTATCAGAAATAATCTTCTTAGCTTGTTTCTTGTCAAGCTTGACTCTCTCATACTCCTCTTTCCACTCTTCTACGGAAGGCACAAAATAGGCCTCGACGCCGAAGATGGGCTTAAAGTCTTTACCTTCCTCCTTCATCTTCTTGGCATGCAATACTTGATAAGACAAGCCATTCATGTTGCCATGATCGGTGAGGGCAAGGGCTGACATGCCGTTTTGATATGCGAAATCCATGTGCTCTTGTGGATATCCAAACCCATCAAAAACTGAGCCGGCAACGCTGTGGGCGTGCAAGCCGACGAACGGAATTTGTGATACAGTTCTCTCCATCTTTTCTCCTTAAGCTACAAAAACAATATAATGATGACTTTAAAAAAGTAAATTACTCATCAAAACTAATCTCGTTCCACTCTTTGTAGCCCAATAAGCTTGGTTTTATAACATTGTTAGACTTGCCCAAAAACGAACAATAGTTAGCCCAGCTATCTATACTCTTGTAATCAGAGATTTCGATTTTCTCATGAGCACTAAAGTCCAAAGTATCGAAAACCTCAGAAGGAGAGAAGTTGCGATAAGAGTACCTCTCGTCTTTTGATAATTTTACAGTGCGAAAAGAGTCAAGCCAAAGACCAGTTGATTTATCTCTGACCTCGCCAACAAGTTGTTCAATGTGCTCTGGAAGCAGAGTCATTCCTAAATATTTATTGTCAACAATAGACTGACCATCGTGATTTAAGATAACACCTTTTTCATAAATAGTCCGCCTGTGGGCTTGAATTGCGTCAGGTGAGTAGTATCCGTATGGCCAAGAGACATAGAAGATATCTGGACGCGTCCATTTGCTCAGAGCGCCGGCAACCTTTAGGGCCGTGCCGGCACCATGTATGGCGCCCCAACTCAGGCAATCTCTCTTTCCCAGGTCACGCGGATGAATCGGCACATAGTAAATTCTAATCATGCGACGGTGTTCATCTCGATTGCTCTCAAAGTGCCGATTAGCGTAGACAGGATCTTCTATCTTTTCTCCAACCTGATACCTTATCAATGGCTGGACGTCGTCATTGCAGACAATCCAGATTGTAGAGCATCCTGCATACGCGCACTCCGCAACCGAGCGTTCTACAGAAAGATAGTTTGGCGCCAAGGGCATCAGACTCTCGTGCCATGGCATATCAAAGTCGCTCCTAAGGCCAGATACCGGTATTATACCTGCAACGTGCTTCTTCATCCCACCTTCACCAAAGTTATATTATTACTTTTTTTGTAGTCCTGCTTGTAGATTGGAAGAACATCTCTCTTCCAAAGTTCTAGCTCAACCCCAGGGAAGCCATGACTACTCAGCAGCGCTTGGGCCTTAAATCTAGACATGGTGTCACTATACTCTATTGAAGATATCTGCTGTCTGGTCATAAATGATTCCACAACCAAATCTTTGCTAGCGTGCTCTCCGTCGCGACGCGAGCTTTGAAAAAGCTGTATCTTTTTTGCAAACTCTTCGCCGTTGGCCTCAATAGAAGTTAAATCTATTTTAGAATGCCTCTTGATATCAAACCAGTCCAAAACCCTATAGCCAAGCAAAACCTGATTAAAGTCAGAATCTAAACCTGCGATGTCCTGCATGCTGAATATAGTGCAGGTCTGGTATTTGACTCTATACATGTTGCCAGACAAGGTAAACACCTTGATGGTGTCACTGTCTAATTCAAAGCGCAAGGATTGAATCAACCCGCCAAAAGGATTCAATCCTTTCTCGTAGAGTTCAACACTAAGCGCAGACCATTGCTCTTCTAAATTATTGCCGGCTGAATCGACATCATAAGAGTGGATAGCAGGATAACTATTGAGCAGTAAATGAGTCTTGTTTTTAGTGGCAAATCGTAATGCATCTAGACTTCCTCCTATGGTTACGGCAGTCCATTGAAAATCAGCACCCGCAGCCGTCTTGCTTGGCTTCACATTCTTCAACTTCTTTTCTCAGCTTCATTATGTTTTTATGCCACTTCCTTAAAACACGGTAGTGTAAAGGCCTCTCCTTGCACCGGCCACCCTTCTTTTTGTAGCGTATGCCGGTCACCCAAGCAGCTAGCCATATCCTATTATCAGTTCTGTATTTGCACTTTCTCTTCACGCCAGGTATCTGGCGAACGATATGCTTCATCCACGCGTGGGCTGAGGCGATCGGATCAGTTCTGTCTAGACCAGGGTTCATTTTTTTATAGACTGGCCAAAGTTGCAGCATCCCAATGGCCATCGGTGTTTTCTTGTTCTTGCTAAACTTTCTGTCACCTTTGGCTTTTGGATTGTAACCAGATTCCCAACATGCTGCTGCTAGGAGCATCCCCTTCATCCCAGCTGGCACGTTATATGATTTTTCAATTTCAACCAACTTCTTCAAAAGCTTCCTATCAACCTTGTCAGGTTTTCGGCGCCGACAATTAAAGATTGCTTGGTCGAGGATCTCATCATAGGTGACTGACATTTGGACCTTTCTAACAGGTTTGACGTACATGTCACTGTCCGCAATTTCAATCAAATGCACAGGCTTTGCGAAGGCCCGATCTATGTCGGTGCTCCCTGCTCCGCTAAAAATAAAATATAAAGGTAACAACCAATCCACTACTTCTCTCCTTCCGCAACTTTAAAGGCGCTCACTGCCGCTGGCCACAAATCTCTTGCTATTTCTAACATGTTATTTGCTAATTGCTGAATCTCCCACTGAGCACCCTCATGCGTTCTAAGACTTATAAACTTAAGTAGGTTGCTTAGATTGACAGTGCCATAATATTCAGTATAAAGATTTTGAGGTAGTACGCCGCGTGCTTGTTCTCTACAAATTCCGCTATCAATTAATTTATTGTAGAGTCGTAGAGATTTGAGGTGATGACCCCTAACGAGATACGACGCACCTGAGCCGCCAGACAGACTACCCTCATCAATCACCGGGTCGATCAAATCGTTAAAGTTACTAGCCTGTCTATTTGATTTATGTTGTGTTCTAAAGCTTTTTGGCTCATAAAACCTAATACCAACATCAGTGTACCTGCGACTGATCTCATTATAGGACCACGTACGATGCCTCATGTGCTGAGACCGCACGAACAAGGGAACACAAATTCTAAAAGTCAAAACATTGTGCTCGAAGGTTGATGTGTGCCTATGCTCAACCAAATATTTAATTAACTTACGATCCTTGTCGTCGATCTCATCCTTGTGTTTTCCAAAAGATACGCGCGCTGCATTAACAATCGTCAAGTCGGTACCCATGCTGTCAACTAGCTCGACAAACCCCACCTTATCATCATATAGGTATTTCCTTTCCATACTCACTCTTTTAAGATTCAACTCGCGCTACGACATGACTCTCCAACACAATGTGGTGGACTTCACCGCCTACGTTAACATGCTCAAGGCTATGGCTGGGCACAACAAGACAACACCCAGACCAAAGGGCAGAATCCTCATGAGCCTTTATCAGCTTCACAACCTTGAAAGGCTCAACATCGATTTTTACATCATCCGGCACAAGTATAGTTGATTTGTCTTGTTTGTCTTCATTGAGGCAAGGCTCAACAACCAAATACCTATTTAGTGGGAATAGCATGTCATGCTCCTGTGATTTTTGTATTAATCTTGTTAAAGTAATTTACAAACTCATTGATGTCGTCGCCGTTCTTCAGCATACGATAAGCTCTCACAACTTGACGCATCTCGTCGCGACTTAGCCACCCGTTTTGAACGTAATTACTTCTCAAATCTCTTTTGTGTTCCTTGTACGGCTCCATCTCATCTTCAATAGCCTTAAACGCTTTAATAAACTCAACTGCGTACTCATCCTTCGTTAGGTCACTCATTATACTCTCCTTTGTTGTTTTTGTTAAGTGATTTCACAGGCGCCGCCAGCACAAGCTAGCTCGCCCGTCAGATTTGTATTATCCTCTGCTTCTATAATTTTAGAAACATCCACCTCTTTTAAAAGGTTAAAACTCTTTTCGTATTCTTCCTTGCTGCAATCTTCGAACGGAGCCTGTTTATAATTGTGATCTGCCCAAGGTAGTACCGACAGGCCGTTATATACATTCTTGTTGTCCCACATCCACTCTGCAACCTCTTCCCATTCTTTTTCCTTAATAGAAATGGTGGCAGACACGTTGTGCGTATTCTGACCCCTGCAGTGGCCCGGGCGGACCCAATCATGAGAAACTGCCTGAACTCTCCTCAGCAAATCCAGAGCGCTCTCTTTTCTAGTGATACTGCCTCTAGGGGCTTGCTGTGGTACAGTTATAACTGCAGTGTCATGAGGTCGAAAGAACTCATCTTCTACGAGTTCTGGATGGTTTACATACAAATACCAATATATGGCCTCATTTTTCCCAACCCGTATTCTCCTCTTGTAGTGTCTGTTGTGCCATGCATGGATGCCACTAGAGGTGCCAAGAGTCAAGGATGTGGTGCCTGCAGGCTTAACACAAGTTGTCCTAGCTGCTGGTTTTATCCCAATCAAGCTTGCGACTCTTTTATTTTCCTTCCTAACAAGCTTGGCTGCAGTCGACATGTCCAAATTAAGAACTTTACCTGATGCGATACCAGTCATAGAAACTCCAATCAATGCATCTTTTTCTGTTGTCCTGCGCCAAATATCTCGCAAATAATGAAAATCAGTGTATCCTGCCTGGAGCGTGCCAATAAAGGCTGCTGCAGTGGCACGTTGCTCATAATCTTGTTGAGACTCTATGTTGGAAGCATTAATTTCAGTCAAATTACAAAATTGGTAGGGCCGGAGGGCAATCTCACAACATGGATTGGTGCCCCAGTCTTTATCGTTAGAGAAATAAAAACCAGGCTCCCCCGAGCCGCTAGCGCGGACGCGCTCCCAGATGTCCATAAAGAATTCTTTAGTGACTCTGTGGCGCATCAAAACTACTGAGTTGTTTGCCCTGCCTCGCTGAGGATTTGTCTCCCACCAGTTTCCTGTTTTCGCAGCGAGCATCTCTTCATCGTCCGCCGAAAAAAGTGAAATAAGAGCAGCACGACGAATCCCCCCGGCGAGAACAGCATCAGCAATGTAGCAAATAATGTCGTGTACTTCGATAGGTTCAAGCTGGTCTCCTGCTTCTTTGCTATCTAAAACTCCCCTGACCTTCAAAAGACATTCTTTTAAAGGCTGGGGGCCTGGGGCTTTGCCGCCAGAAGTAACTAGTCGCGCGCCTTTAGGACGGATGTCACTAAAATCAAAACGCACCCTGGAGCCCCCCTTAAAGTAGGATCCAATTAAAACTTTCACTGCGTCGGCCCAGCCTTCGATTGAGTCCCCAATTAAATATCTCCTAGTCCTCTTTAGGCTAGGTTTTTTGATTTCAGGTAATTTTTCAACGTGGTGCTTCTGCACAGAAAAACCAACACCTGTTCCTCCAAGAAGGAGAAACATGCACTCGCTGAAAGCCAGAATATGATCAACAGGAAGGTAAGCGCAGTTGTAAATCCGGTTAGGAGCCACTTCAATTGGCTTGCCACCGAATTGCATCGATCGCATAGATGGTAAAACTTTTTTTTCATAGACATATTCATAGGCCTCCTTGATCTCGTCCCTTAGATCTGGATACTTCTTAATGTGCATATTTTTATTTCTGGTTACTAACTCTTCCCATGTCTCGCGGCGCTCAAGCTTCGGCTCAAAGCGCGCATATTTCATATGTACTGTGATGTCTGATAAGATTTTATTAGATAGTTCCATCGGCTGCTTCCTTCTTTGTTTTTCTAAATTGTTTGTATTTTTCCTTTAGAGAAGTTGCGACTTGCTGAGGTGACGCGACAGGGCCCACAGAGGGACTGTCGACAGGCGAGAGGACCTGCAGATTGACACAAGACGTGTCCATAAGCATAGGGAACACCAGTCCATCGGGTCCATTTCTATTTTTTGCGATAAACATTCGTGCTGTATTGGCATTTTTGTCTCTTATCGTTCGTGAAACAGAGCAGATAAAGTCTGACACAAAGCACTTATTAAATGCCTCAGAGATAGATTCCATTGTTACCACTTCTGCGTTCAATCCTGTCCTGTTGGTTTGCGAAGCTGTCCAAACAGGACACTTATTTTCTTGCGCAATAGCTCTTAGGTTTTCATAAATAGACTCTAACTCATTCCTCTTCTCTTTAAAAATTGCAGGGGCTCTTAGCAAATCAGCGTAATCTACTAAAATCATATCAATTTTGTGATTTCTTTTTTTTAATTTTTCTAAATGTGCGCGTAAAGTATTCGGAGAGGCGGTCTTTGTGGGGTATTCTTTAATAATAAGCGTCCCTTCAACTTCGCTAATAGCCTCTAAGACATCTTCTTTGCGATGAAATAAGGTAGACAACGGCACTTGACTAATGCAACTGTCGTATCTCTGCCCTGTTACGGCCTCCGACAATTCTAGTGTATAATGCACTACATTTTTGCCTGCTTTTAGCGCTTGGGCGCCCAAGTGTGCCAAAACCATTGATTTTCCTGCGCCCGTGGGGGCGATTACAACACCCATCTCGCCAGTACCTAAGCCGCCTTTCGTCAGCTTGTCAACTTTGTCCCAGCCAGTCGTTACAGGATTACGAGCTTTAATCTCATATCTCATCTCGAAGTCTTTAACAAACTCGTGACCAAAATCATTATCAGTGCCGAGATTCAGAGCCTCATCAATTACTTTTCTAACTTCATCGTATGATGAACTTTGAATTAAGTCGGCCGACTTCATAAGCGCTTCTTTGAGCTTCTGCTTTTTGCAAAAATCCAAAGATGTATCTTTGATGTACTTCTCGTCATCAACACTCTTAATGAGTGTTCGGCTAAAATAGTCTCTTACCTGTTTTTGAGTTGCTTCGTTTTGATTGTCAAGTTCTGTCCTCAGAATAGAGGCAATAATCTTATCAGTTGGATGGACGCCGTATTTTTTTCTATAACCAAACACCACCGAGACAAAGACTCTCAGGTACTTTAGCTCAAAAAAATTTATATCTAAAACTTCTTCAAGTTGATCTGCGAATGGCCGGTCTTGTAAAATTAGTTGACATAAAGTCTCCTGAAATTGTTTTCCATATTTGGAAAAGCTGATATTGTCTGTCATTTCTTCCTCGCTTAAATTTAAGATAACTACGGCATCAAGAGTTGTCTACGCAAATCTTATTAAAATGCTGAAAGATCTCAGAAAAATTAGTTTCGCCAAAGCCATCCTGCAACATCATCTTTATGACCTCAGTCCTATTGAATGTATTGTCCGGAGAGTCTAGTGTGGCATTTATCTCTTTTTTTGAAGAAACTGTAAGCATAGGGGCATAGAGTTGCATCATCTTATAGTTGCGCTCAACAACCTGCCGATGATCTACCACATTTTGGTATGCCTTGATGTCCTTTTCCTCTAGTTGCTTTTCGCAGTGTTCAATTAGGTCATCCACAGTTGCGGCCTGTTCGCTCCGCAGGAATGGGAAGCGGCGGGCGACTGTTTTCAATCCCAAGCCAGGAACACCGTCAAGATTATCTGATTTATCTCCGACGATCGCTCTGGCAATTGCAAAATTATTAGGATGTATATCAAACTTGTCAAGCAAAATTTTTCGATTTACAACTTCTTTCTGTACAGGCCGCATCAAAACGGTGTGCTCATTTAGTAGCTGAAAAAAATCTTTATCGCTCGAAACAATCAACTTTTGCCAGTCTTTAAATCTGGGGTGCTGGGTAACGTAGCCAATGACATCATCAGCCTCTGTGCTATCAAACATAAATTGGACAACTGGCATCTGGTTTAGATATTCGACCAGCCTGGTTTGTTGCCAAATTTTGTTTTCAAGCTCTTCGTGTTCAGACAGGTTTCTGATACCCCTATTGAGCCTAATTGGCTTTCTTCCAGCCTTGTAGTCTTTCTTGATTAGTTTTCTTTTACGAGAGCCTCCAGCACCATCCCAACAAACGACAATCATGTCAGGCTTTGACTCTCTAACAATCTTCTGTAAACTCTGGATGCAGCCCTTGAGACCGCCGATTGGCTGTCCGTTAAGAGACAGACTCGGATTTACAATATAGTTCCTAAAAAATAGGTTCAACTGGTCAATGACCAGCATACGTTTAGAATTTTTCACTCTTTCCTCTAGTTTCTGTAGATTCTGTTTTGGACTTTTCCAACTTTCGTAACAATAAAAGAATAAACACCATCGATCTTTCTAGCTTCAAAAGCCATTTTTTCGACATGCCTTCTCATCGAGTCCTCAGTTTGAAAAAATTTAACTTTCAGATATGTTTTCTCTGCGGATGCGGAAACTTTTTGAGCTGCCTCCTTGACAGTCACAACCGTGATTCCGCATACTCCGCGCAAATTATCTGTTATAAGAGTGAGTCTTTTTGTCCGATCCGAGCGCATTATAACATCCGCTTCATATAGAGTGTCTTTAAGATATTCCCTAACAAGGCTTTTTACAGAATCCATTTAAAATTCTCCGTTTATATAAATAGTACTAAAGCTTGTACATTTCAAACGTTCCTTCATTAGTTGTATAATAAACTCTTTTCACCCCGACATGTCTTAGTGCCTCATGGCACATAGGACAAGGCTTACTAGAACGAAACTCACCTTCTTTGTTAATGCGACAAACATAAATATCTGCGCCTGTGGTGCTGTCTCTCGACAGGCCCAGGACGCAACCAAGTTCGGCATGCACGGTCGCTGGGCCTTGGCCTGACCTTCGAAAACGGTTGCCAAAAGAGCTAAAGTTCTCTTTATTGAAGGAAGCGTTTAGCACAGAGCCGCCCCTGACAAGAACCGCACCATGTCGAATGTTGCCATAAGTACTGTTATGAGCAACATTCCGCGCTAGTTCGAAATTGCGACTAATTTTGCGAGTCACGCTAACTTGCGTGCCTACCGCTTCTGTTCTTGACTTAAAAGACATACACCCTCTAGATAAATATAAGAACCTAGAGGGGAGTAGAAAGAACTACTCAGAATCAATATTATAGAAATCGCTAGCTTTGCCTTCCTTGTTGTCGAAACGCATGATGATCTCCTCATCCATAATCTGGAGCACTCTGGACTTGAATTTTTCATCTTTTAGCTTTTCTTTCCACTTTGCAGCTTGAAACTTGTCAACACTCCCATCTTCATATACAAGGTTATACCAAGCCCCAGCTTGCTTTAGATTATCCGATCCCTTGATTGCCTCAAGCCAGCTTTCTTCGTCCTGAATGCCAACATCGCCGCCCCACATAATTTTAAATGTGCATTGGCGACCCTCAGTGCCAAAGCGACTTTTCTTTAAAGTAACTTTAACTTCTGATCCAACTCGGTAACCATTTTCATCAACAATAAAAGACGCCTTGGCCTTCCTCTTAGTTAGCCAGATACGCAAAGAATAAGCGTAATGCATCGCCTTGCCTCCGGGCGTGACATAGGGAGTGGTCATCGCCTCCGCGACGTTGCTAGTAATGTTGGTCTTAAGCTGATTCAAAACCAAGAACGTTGATTCAGATGCAGCGATTGGCACGGTCAGCTTTGACATGCCTTTTGCAAGAATTCTTGGCTTAACAGCCATCGAGGACTGTGGGTTAAAGTCTCCTTCAACGTCGCTAATTGAAGGAGTAAGCGCCAGCGAGTCCCAAATAAACAACATTCTGTTATCGTTTGAGCCTAGTAGCTCTTCAATTGTCTCCAGCACATATTCAACGCTGGGCGGCTGTAGATATAGGATATTGTCAACGTCGCAGCCTGCGCTGGCTAAAAATTCAGGATCAATAGCTGATTCTGAATCAAAGTATACAACGTCAATGCCCAGCTTTTGAGCATTCGCAGCAATTTGTGCTGCCATATAAGACTTACCTGAGCCTTCAAGTCCAGCGATTTCTACGATCTTTCCGACCGGAACTCCAGCTAGATGGCCCCTGCAGATAACACTATCAAGCCAGCGTGACCCCGTTGAAATCCACTCCTTGACTTGTGTTGGGTTGTCTTTTGTCAGGTCAAAAGCAACCTCTCTGCCTGATTTTTTGTTAATAAGATCTCGCATTTCGCCAATGCTCAAACGACCTAGTTTTTTCGCTTTCTTAGCCACACCTTCCTCCATTAAAAATAAGGCACCTGTAACCCGTGCCTTCCTGCGGTACTTACTAAAGTCTACTTGGTATTAGTACCGGTAGAAGGCGTAACAATCACCTCCTCAACAACAACAGGGGTGTTGTCGCTGTTGATAGGACCAGTAGTCTTAGTGCTAGTTGTGTTGGTTGTATTTGTAGCACTTTCGGTGCCAACGCTAGCGTCCAAACCATTTGAAACTGGGTCCGTATTTGGAGCCGGTGTCGTAGTGGGTTCAGCTACCGTAGTAGTTGTCTCTTCAGCAAACGGGTTACAACCAACCATCATTGCAAGACATGCCATAGTGGCAAAAATTCTAATCATAGTAAAATCCTTTTTAAAAAATAAGGCACCTGTAACCCCGTGCCTTCCTGCGGTTTTCTCTAGGCGCCTAGAAGATCCTCAAAAGCCTGATCAACAGAGCTTTTTTCTGAGTTGCTCGTATACCGAGCAGACTCAACGGATGCATCTTCGGCATCCTCCTCCCCAAGGAGGAACTCATCCAGCATTGCTTGGACTTGCTCCGGCGTCTTACGTTCGAAGACATCGTTAAAGTCCGGAATGCTATCGAGTAGAGTACTAATCTCTTCCTCAGAATCCACGAGCTTGGAGGGACGACGACGGGGGGTGATAGTGGTCTGAGGAAATTGAGCGCCGGCTGGCTTGCCATAATTAATGACAAGGTCAGTGCCCTCATTTACATCAGTAATATCACCGTACTCGGGATTGAGAACGAGATTTAGCAACTCTTTATAGGCCATCTTTCCATAGCCCCATAGTCGCACACCTTCCCCCTCTTCTCCACGGACGAGGACAGGTGAAAAGAAACGCTGTCGTGCAGACAGGTTTTTAGCCATCTTGACGGACTCGTCAGAGCCATCCTTGTATAGCTGTCGGATAAAATCATCAAGCGGATCATCTTCTCCGAAATTCTTCTTAGGGCTCAAGAAACCAGCGTTCTTGCCCAGGTTATAGTGAAACCAATACTGCTTGAATGGATCACCATCGGCAGTTGGTAGAAGGCGAATAGTTTGCTCGCCATCTTCCGGGCGCCAAAAGACGCTCTTGCCATTTCCGCGATTCTCTAAGGCGTCGCGCTTCGCCTTCATTTTTGCAAAATCAATACCCATTATTTTCTCCATTTTAATAGAGTACACCCGGCTAATGTTCCAGATGCCTGATTCTTTTTAACTTAGTTATACAATAGCAACTCTTGCTCAGTAGTAAAACTTTATTCTAAATATTCTTCCTGAACCATGGTGGCATAGTGTTTGGTGTAAACATACGTGTCCTTATAGGCAGTAGAATAAATTGAAAAAGAGGCATTAACCTCTTTCGATGATTTTGTACGCACTGATGATCTGACGTCGTGCAGCAAAGACTTGTTTTCCTCCAAGTGAGAGTTGTTAACTCCAAAGTAGTATACTCTACTTCTGGGCATCTTTAAATCATAAAACAACTTTTCCTCAAAATCCTCGAACTTGACAACACCAATGGTGCTAATCCTCGCAGTATCGGGCTTGCTTGAAAAAGTTGTCAGCAAAGGCTCTGTATTCTCGAATACATTTATCATGTGAAAAGAATTAACAATTGTATCATTAATTGAGCCCCAGTAGTTTTTTAAAGATATGTGCGGCGTCAAGGCTTCTATTTTTTCATTAGAAACAAAGCAGAATTCCTCAATCACGCCAGAGCGAGTGTATTGTTGCAGCACCTGACTAACAACTCGATTTTGCGCAGAAGCGAGAGACGACATGTCTTCTTCGGCAGGCTTAATGTATAGAATTTTTATTTTATTTGTTTTCAACTCTTCAAGCAGGCGAAGAACACAGCCAGAAATAGCTCCGGCGCCGGAAAGCACGAGCAAAAGCTGGTCTTCCGAAAAGTTTAATCCGAGCTTGGTATAGTTTTTTTCGTAACTCTCGTGATCCTGTTGTTTTAAAATTTTTATAAAATTGTCATACCCGGCGTTCTCGACGTCGATGCACGTTGTAGAATACTCAGGAAATGAGGAAAATTTTTGTGCTATCCTGCAACCAGCGGATCCAAGACCTAAAACTCTCATTTTATCTCCTTGAGGTTTCCAAAATTTCTGCCCATGGATAGATTAGCTTTGAAGCGGCCTAGTGATGTATCTGAAAATACGCTAAGGATCTCCTCTAGAAGCTGCTTGTCTTCTCTGTCGACATCCAAAACTACGCTATCATGCACAAGAAACGCAATTTTAGTTTTCTTGCCAGCAAGAAGTTTATCAACCTCAAGCACGCTTCTCAAGAACATGTCGCTGGCGGTGCTTTGTATTAGATAGTTTAAAGCCTTGTCGGGCTCTACCTCTATTGTGCGATTGTACGGCGTAGATACGCAGCCGTCAATATAATATTTTTTAAGCATCTGATGCTTATCAAAGAAGTTTGATAATTTTTTGTTTTTAGCGTTTGGATTGTAGAGCCATGCAAAAACTTTCTTCTTGGCTTCGGCGCGTGTTATCTTAGAGTCAAAAATATTCTCTCGTGCCCACTCATGGATATCAGCTTCGGGCTGGGGATCTCCCATAAGCGAAAGCAAAGTACGAATTTCAGCTGAATTATAATCAAGTTCAACAAACAAATCATTCTGAGGATGGATAACGCTGCGCAAATTCCTGTTTAAGGTTAAGATTGGAAAACTATCTGAGTGTGTGGAGAGTCTTCCTGTTGTTGTACCCCATAAATTATATTTTACTTTTGTTTGTGCATTCTTGATCTTCGCGAAACCCTGCCTTGCAGAAGGATTTATAAAATCAAGGTTTTTTAACTGCAGGTTTAGCTCTTGTGTTGCTATTTTATCGACAAGTGCCGACATGTCAACCATGAAATCATAATTTTTTGGCTTTTTTGTATGCTCAAAGACATAATCAGTTATTTTATTCTTTACCTCACAAAATTCCAGTAAAAACTTCTTAGGCACCAAATCATAAAAACAGACATGATCTAAATTTATCTTGGCGTGCTTAAAAGAAGTCAAAAATGCGGATGCGCGGGAACGAATGTGCTCGTATTCGTCCTTTAAGTGCTCTGGGCAGGCGGCCGTGAGGTCTGCGCCGTGGGCCCAGATCTGAGCGTATTCAATATCGCGACCCTTAAAGTGGGGACTGTAGGACCAAGTTCTACTCAAATCTATATCACCGGGATAGTGACAAAGCTCGCCTTCACAGTAAATCGCATAGCATTCTTTTTTGTTATCTAATGCTTGAAAAAGCAAATTATCCTCTTTTCTTGTTTAAGGAGCCTCGAAGCTCAAGGTCGACTTGTGATGGGTCCGATTTTGACATTTCAGCCAGCTGCTTTCTGTGCTGATATTTGAATCTTGTTTGACCATGCCAATATTCGCCTTCTCTTATAAACTTACTATCCATGTGCCCCTTTGTCAAGTCATTAATGTAATTTAAGCCAGCAATGGGGCCCATGACGTTATTTGAATTCAAAACAATATCAACGTGGTGAGCAAAGCTAGTTTCAGAAAGTTGATGGCCGGTCTCGGCCAGGCGTAAGTGCAATATTATCTTTAGCCAATATTCATCTCCATACACCATCTCTTCAAGTTCGCTTTTTGGATCATCAGGCCCCGGCAGGGGCTGTCTATTCTCGTATTGTCTTTTTACAGTATCAACAAAACAGTCTCCATCAAAAGAAGACTTATGAAATCTTAATTTAATATAAGAACTATACTGTCCATAGAAAGAACTGTAAAGATCAAACATGCTTTTTCTCAAGTTCTCAATTTCTCTTAAGTGTGATTTTTGATAGTAAACATCAAACACACTATCAAACTCCAGGCCATAATTTGCCAAGTATTTTGCAGCACCAGACACAAGCTCGGCGCCTTCCTCTAATCCAGTTTGCTTATTTTTTTTAAAATATTTGCCGCCGGAAGCAACATTAAAAACTATACGCCAAGGTGCGTTTCTATCGACCATAAAGCCAAACTTTCTAGCTGTTTCTACAAAGTGATCATAGTTGTAATCATTTACATATTGAGGAATCTTGTTGTTGGCTACTACATGAGGCTCACTAGCTATATCGATCATAAGCCCGCTTGCATATGGAGAGCAATGATTGGACAATATAAACCCAGTCATGGTGACCGGAAAATAGTAAGCAATTCTTGAAGCGTACCTTAAAAATTCGCGAACAAAATCATTAAAATCATGTATTTTTTCATGGCGGCGGTCCACGCTTAGGTACTCTTGCACGAAATTTACATACATTTTTTGCATGTGCTTGCTGTAATTATAGGCAATATCACCACTCCTTTGAGCTTTATAAGCCTTGAGGAAGCGATTATACGGACTGTCTTTAACAAGGAAAGTTTTTCTTTGATAGTTGGCCTGCAGGTCGCTAAAGGCTTCAGCAGCAAAGTCAGCAACCCACTCTGTTGAGCGCCCGGCGGAAATTTGTTCAAGATTTTCTTTCTCTAGGTATATTGCGTTGCCCTCCCTATCAATACGACCATAAAACAAGTGTTTCTTTTCCAAATCAAACTGAGGCGCAGGCGTGCTGAGAAAGTTTTTTCGTGCGGCTTTCTCGGCAGCAATATTTGCTAACACCTTTGAAGTTTTCCAAAAGCGCTGCTGGGCATCAAATATAGCTTTAGAGAGTTTTGGCATTACAAGGTCATCCTCTTGGTTTTCATTTTGCCATGGCCTAATGTTTTAGCATTTATAATCCTTGTCTCAAACGTTCCAGGCTCAATAACTATTTCTGTTTCTAAAATTAAGAAATAGCCTCCTAGATTTAGTTGATACGCTAAAGAGTTTCTGTCTTCTGCTGATCCTAGACCAAGAAAAGTTGGGTTAGCATAGAAAATCATCCCAGGGGTGAAAAGTGTATTTCCAACCAACGTCAAGTCAACGTCATAAGGAAACGCTAGCTGGCTTATTTGGTCGCCGCCAGCCTCAATAGACTGCAGACTGCGCATTTCTGCTACGCCTGCGATATCTTGTTTTGAGAATTGCATTGTCTTTAAAAGCCCTCGGTCTGAGCCTATATTAAAATGATATATCCCGTCCTTTATATCAGAAACAGCTGTGCCAGTCCTTCTTCTTATGTCGCCAATTGATGACAACTGAAGAAGCAGGTAGTCGTAAGATTTGTGCACAGCGGAATCAGACTTGTATGCGGCAGCAGCTTTTTCTTTATACATAGCCTTAAAGAAGCCATCGTCGACATTGATGACACGCTCGATGGGAAGTAGCTCCTCGCGAGTCCCGCTTTTGGTCTGGCGCCCGGGGAGGCTCACTTGCACATTCTCAACACGAGTTCCTCGTGGTTTGGCCGGGCGTATGCAATCAGCACCCATGCCAGGAAGCACAAGTTCATTCATAAATTTTCTGAGAAAGGTCCCAAGAGACATTGTGACAGCATCTCTTTTAATAACTGCATTTGTAAACCACTCTCTAAAAGTATCGAAGGCTATAGGAAATTGAGACAAGTTGCAATGTTTAAGCTTACCGGTTCGGCTTCTGTATTCCATTGGTCCGATTAGTATTCGCACTCCAGACAAGATAGAGTATAGTGAGTTCTCATCTTGTTCTTTCCAATAACTCTTTGGTTCAAAAATATATTTTTTATCCTCGTGCAGTTGCACGATGCCCGCGTTTTTGCATGCTAATTCAATTACGTCACCAGCAAATATAAAGTGAAATTGATATCTCTCGCCCTCTCTCGCAGCTGTAATCAGCGATCTTGCGTTGTAGTCGACTGGCTTGTCTTTTTTGTCCTTACCTGCGCTCTCGCTACTTGGGCTTCTTGAAAATTCATCCGCATTTTTACTTACATCTGCCATCTTGGCGGCGTCAGCCAAAATCTCGCTACAGACCGCAACTTTAAATGATTCCGCAGCATCACTAATTGCCGCGGTTGTTTGTTTCTTAATTCTTTCTTTTTCTTTTGCCTTGAGCTGCTCCTCTTCGCCAGCAGGTGTCATTTTAGCGCCCTTCGCCAAGGTGTTGCTTAGGCCTAAAACCTCATCCATTTTGCTGCTCGGCACGTTGGCACAAAACAATCTAGTCCCCGTGCCTCGGTCTCCCTTGGCTCCATTAATAAGCTGACTCATGAAAGAGCGGTAAGCCGTTCGACGCAGGGCACCCGCCTTTTCATCAACAGAGGCTTTAAGACCCTGAACGAGTGCCGCGTCCTCGATATCTAACAGCACTTTCTCAGCATTTGTAGAAGATATTTTACCTTTTTTATTTCTAATCTTCTTGCCGGAAAACTCTTCATATATTTTTACAAAAGAGGGCATTTTAAGCAAGCGCGCGACGATAGATTCTCCGTCTGCGACGTCATCCTCCGAGTTTAAATCTTTGTTTGCCTCGGTAAGAAGAAGCTTGATTCTCCCCAGATTAACGGGGCTGGATTCGGGCGACGCGGTCGGCGATATATCACCCTCGCCATCTTTTTTTACCTGCAAGGATGGTTGAAAAACATTTGCGTGGGCTGAAGAAATAGTAGTCTCAATTCGGCCAAAATAATCCGCACTAAGCTCTACACTACCATCGGCCTGTATACTAAAATCATGGCGATGGAGACTTAAAGACACCATTATATTTGAGTTTTCAAGTTTTTTTATGCACTCAATTTCTTTTTTATTAGTAATTCCCAAGCCACGCAAAGAAGATTCAGGCGGTATATTGTAGCCAATCAGCGCTCTGATTTCATAATGCTTGGGGTTGTATTCTTCTGTTTGGCGGTTTATCTTCCCTTCAGGAAACAATACCAAGTCAACATATCTTATATCGCGTTGGCCGGCTGGTCGGGCCACTAAATCTTTCAAACCTTTAAATTTTAAACTCAAAGAGCACTTAATATTCCTCTCTATGCCGCCATGGTCGCGTCCAATATGTCTTAATGTAAAAGACCTGAGGCCTACATTTCTCCAGTTTGCCTGAGAGGATTCAGATGCAAGATAGCTTGATACACTAGCAGACTGCTGTTTTCCGAAATTATCAGCAAATTTAATTTCTTTCATTGTTGGCTCTGAGAGGGGTATTATCTGACCTTCGTCATCGGTAGTAGTATACCTGACCTTGAAGAGTCGCACTTTTGGATGCAGAAGAGACAAAGTGGAGCTTTTGATGTTATAAAAACAACTCAAGTCACCTAAACCCTTCAGGGAGCTAACGATTGTTGGTGTGTGTCCTTTAATTTGGCGAAAAGTCCTGTATTCGAACAAATCCTCCCTAGAATTAGCGAATTCAAGAACACTGTCAATGTTTTGAGAAAGTATGCACTGTTGAATATTTCTATGTGTGCGCTCTTGGCGCAGAAAAGCCTTCCTTCTCTTTTCCTCCAGAACCTTAGGGTCTACTTTTTCTTTTTTTTCTTCTTTCGACATTCTGAAGCCTCTTTAGTAGCCCAAGTAAGGCAAGACCGCCTCAAGAGGGAAGGGTATGTATATCACATCGCCTTTCCTGAGGTGTGACTCAGTCGGCTTCTTATTAAAAAGGCCAATAACCCACCACATCTTTGGATCTGAATAGTGCTCACTGGCCAATTTAAAATATCTGTCGCCTTCGCCCCAGATGTGCTCGATAGTTGAAAAATTTTCTATTTCAGAGACAGTTGGATGTCTGAAGATTGAAGTATCATATTGCCGAATGCTAGAAATGCCTCTACTCTTCAACAGTTGTTTGTAATTTTGTTTTTCATTTTTAAAAATATTGTTTTTAGAATATCTCATGTTTTTGTTTGACTCCCCATCATTCCACTTGCGCCTGCTGCAGCAACCTTTCCATCAGCACCCTCGCTGGCGCCGGGCGCGTCTGCGACTGTTGGAGATGCTGATTTTGCCGGGCGCGTGGTGCCTTTGCCCAACCCATAGCCGTATGGGAATCCGATGGTATCACCGCCGCGCCACTCTCCACTTTGCAGATCCCAACCTAAAGAATGATCATGTACGACACTTAGATTAACGCTTAGGCTAAAGTTTTTAGGAATCAAAAGTTTGCTGGGTCCGGACTTGCCTTTTAGTTTGCGATCCACACTGTCAAAGTCAATATAAATAAATCCAGAATTTACCTCAGGTGAGACTTCAACTCCTGACATGGTGCACAAAAGACCTCGGTCGCCGCGTGCATGCGAAATCATATTTGCATACTTAACTCTAAACAACGGCGAAGCTGCAATAGACGTGGCGTCGCCTTGACTTGCGTACGCTGGGTATTGCGAGGCTATAAGCAGATTTAGATTATTTAAGTTCCTCAAAGCGCTCTCTTTTGACGTCGAAGGAACAGTCCAACTTATGCTTATTGTTCTTTCTGACTTCTGCCATATGTGATATGGGTCTGGGCGTCCAAAAGGCTGCTCTGGTTGGTGATCATGCCTAAAATTATCGGACATGCTCTTGATGAAGGCCATAAAAGTGATCACAGGAGCGTTTCTAACATGGACTGGAATGAACTCTAAAACTGTGCCAGTTTGAGCTTCTGGTGAAGAGCCAAAAGCGGCGTTGTCTTTTTTAAATTCAGCATTAACAGATGCCGCCTTACCAAGTGCTGCTCTTTCGTTTGCAAAAAATTTAGACATCGATGCGCACCTCCCTATCTACCATAATTCTCAATTGTGTGCTCAATAAACTCTTTCAAGGTTCGGATGATTGTTTCGTATCCAACCTCAGCACCGCCTGTTTGAGAATTTTTAAGCTGCAGCTCGTACATTTTTTGTAATATGTCAAGACCGGCGCCTCCCATGGGATCAAGGCCAATACCCATAGCTCGTCGAGTAGCTTCCGGGCCTGTTTCGGCCCTCAGTTCAGCCAAACCAGGGGCAGTACCAAGCTTGCGCTTTGTTAGCTCTTTTGCTTTCTTTTCAGCCTCAGTCTCAACTGGCTTAGCTTTAAGGTTTCTTTGATAATCTTTAAATTGCAGCACTGCATCGCGCATGGACGTTCCCGGATCGCGGTCTTTTATAAAGTCTTTCAGAGTTTTTGCTTTCGCTGCTTCTGCTTTCTTTGGCGTCGTAGCAGCCTTTTTTTGTTCTGCTTTCAATTTCTGCATTTTTTGATTTACATGGAACTCTGCCATTTTTTGGGCTTTCGCTTCCATTTCTTCTTCTGACATGCCGGTCTTCTTGGCCCATTCGCCCATGACGGTCTTTGAATCTTTCAGCTGCCTTAGAGCCATCTCTTTCCTAGCTTCAAGCATCATCTTTCTCATCGCAGGCATGGCGCTAGCGGAGCCGACGAAATCTCTACCGCCGCCGCCACCACCACCGGTCTTGGGCTTTCCTTTTGCCTTTGCGCGAAATTGCTCATTTTGCTCTTCGAGCATTTTCTTCAACGCTTCATCGTCGATTTTGCTCATATCCACTACGTTTCGGGATTCGTCGAAGTACGTAGCCCGGGATCTTCCGCGATCAGCGCCGCGAAGCAAGCGCGCGGGGTCTTTTGCTTTGTTGAAAAAACCTTCGGCCGCGTCTGTGCCAGCTGTCAATGCGTGCATTGCCATCTCAGGCATGAGCGTAGCTAGCTTTGCAAGATTGCCGCCAATCTTCTCAGTAAGGATGCGAGAAATTTTATCGATATTGTCGGCCTGCTTGTAGACAACCGCGTTGACTCTGTCTGTCAAAGTCTGAGACGCGTCGAGCTTGTCCTGTATCAATTTTAAGTTTTTCGCAGGGTCTTTCGCATCCACAGCTTTGGCTTGTTTGTCTAACTCACCGGTCAAAGCTGAAGTAGTTGCACTAAACATTCTCTGCGCTGTGGGGACGTCCACCTTTAAGATGCCAGCAAAAACTTGCTGTTGTCGACGATCTAACTCAGAGAAATCTTTATCTAGGCCACCCATTGCTTTTTGTATTATTTTAATTTTATCATCAGGCGCTGCGTGGACTAGCTCCATGACAGAGATCTTGTTTTGGCCCAGCATGGCGTTGAGGCGGCCGGCTGCTTCTGCGGCGCCTTCAAAAGTGTCCATGCCCATGGCCATATCGGTTAGTTTAGACACCTCGACACCAGTAGCTTTTGCGACTGCTTGCATGCCGGCAAAAGTCTTAATAATGTCTTTCTTGCCAAACATTGCAATCTTAGGAGCCATCTTGACAAAATCATCAAAATTCTGGTTTAGGTTAATATCCAGAGCGTCCCCAACAGCAAGTATGTGGTCCATTGTTTTAACCATTTGCGGACCTTGCATTTGGAGCGCTCTGTTGAAGAAATCAAGCGTACCTGCAGTAGTTTTCGTACTGACGCCAAATTTTGCCAGAACTGCCATTCGCTGACTTATGACAGTTGCGCCGGCACGGAGCCTTTTGTCGCTTTCTAGCTGCTCTCTTCTGAATGCCATAATAGTCGAAGTCAGATCAACCATAGACTTTCTAGATTCTTTTGCTGTAATGCCAGTATCTTTTAGCGTACCGCCAAACTCTTCGTAAGCTTTCCGCGTTAAGCTCGCATCCGGTCCTGCAATATCAGGATCAAGAGGCGCCATTGTGGCTACAAAGACATCACGCAAATTTTCAGACTGCAATCCGGTGGCTTTAACGAATGCTCTATATTCGTCATCCATCTCGCCAATGGCATTCTTAAACTTAGTCTTCGCGCTATCCATAGTTGATTGAAGGGTATCCAAGCCAAACCCTGTGCCCTGGCCGAGGGCCTCACCAAGCTGTTGTTTAAAATACCCCATAGCGCCCAGCTTCTTAAACTCCGTGAACTTTCTGATGGCCTTCGCGACGGCGCCGGGGTCAGTGCCCATTTTCCCAGCAGGCGATGGTGCACCGGCAGTGCCCATCTTTCTCTGATTTTTATAATACTCTTCTTGTAGTCTGAGTCCTTTGCCCCACGCAGTGGCTTCTTTTTCCGCGGGACTCTGACCCTTGCCGGGTGCAGAAGAGGCTGCTTTGACTCTTTCGAACGAAGTAAGAACCTCCTTTAAGGAGGCGGTTATACCGGCTGTTCCGGTCTTAATTTCTGCAAGGATCTGCTTTACAGCTAGCGCTGCGTTAGCTTGCTCTTTGAGGCCGTCGGCTTTGACTTGCTTTTCAGCATCTTTGGCTAGCAACTCTGCCTGTTTTAGTCTAGTTTCGGCAAATTTGGTCATTTGCTCGCCAGACGTATTCACGACACGAAGAAGCTCTTGAAAACCAGCAACTTGCCCCTGTGTAAGGTTTGTAACTTGCAGCATGCCTTCTTTTAAGGCATTAAGGTTCTCTAGGGCTTCCTTTATTTTTTCTGGATCAAAGGCCATTGGTGTCTCCTCGCTAGTATAAATAGTCTAATGGAGCAAACTAAACACAGCAGAACTACTCGTTAGCCTTTTCGATCGCTTCTTTCTCATCTTCAAATTGCTTGTTCAGGCGTTGTATATACCAGCGTCGGAGACCGACAGGCAGGTTGTAAGCTTCAATGAAACTCCAACCTCCATGGTATTTGAGTAAAAAGAACTCCTCATATACGCCCTCAATGTATTCATCACCCAGGCCAAAAAAAGTCCGTATTAAACGGCACCTCCATGTCTTCTATATGACCACAGTTTGAACATGCAAACGTTTGGGTGAGGTCAACTGCAGGCGTAAGCTGCGAGTACAATTTTCTCAAGTGTTTTGAGTCAGAAATAGGCATAACGCCCACAAAGCGCTTGATTGTCCAACGATCATCGTCGCCGTTGACCGCCTTAATGATCATCATCAACTGGTCAGTTACAACTGATTCGCCTTTGCCCTTTTTGTTGCTGTTTTGAGCAAACAACTTTGACTCTTCGTGACCAGTCATTAGCGACACGCCAACAACAACTTTAGATTTTGGCAACTCAATCAAAAACAATCCAGACTCTTCATCATGTTTGATTTTATTTTCTGCCAAAAAGTTTTGATCTGTGCAGTTGTTAACTATCTTCTTCTCTTCCAAGTCAAAAACGTGCTCTTCGTTAGAAGAGCATGCAGGACACTCAACGATTGTCTCATATGAGCTTCCAAACGCACTTGCGCGGGCCGCAACCAGAATAGCGTTGCGATCGCCAGTCAACAAAGACAAACCTTTAATGTTCTTATTGACCATGATGCTATCAATAAGCCTATCGAGCGCAACACCTCTTTTTATGAGAGCCGTCGAGGATAAAATATCCTCCTCCTTGGCCGTCATAAACTTAATTTCTAAATCTTTGGCACCGTGCAGCGGGTGACCTTCGGGATAAAACCGACCTGCTGAAGGTAATTCAACAAATTCAGTTGGAACCGAGAAAGATAAACCAGTTTGAGCTTGACCGCCGTTAAAAACCTCTGGTATTACGCCATCAGAAGCTTCGCCAGGCTTTGGTCCAAGCCGATCCTCATTGTTCCTCATTCAAACCTCTCAAGAATGTTACATTCTTATTATACACACATTAAAGATAAATTAAAGATTAATTTTAACTATAAGGCATGAAAGACGTGATTTTTTCGTATTTAGCATAATCATATGCAATATCAATCCCAACTTCGACTAAGCCATTGTTGCCGTAATCCAGGCTTTCACCCCACTTAATGCTGGTAATGAAAGGATTGACTAATGACCATACCTCTTTTACGTTCGCATTTTCAGGGACGCCGGCATCGTTGGTGGTGCCACCGTCAAGCTGCTTAATTGTAATTCCGCCAATAGCTTCAACTGCGGCTTTCTTTGTAATACCGACTGCGGCATCTACCCTGTTACCCGGTAGACGATATCCCATGGACTTCATTACATGCCAAAATTCGCTTCCCATGTCAGCTTGAAAGGAGTCAATAAGAGTAACGCTGATGGGTTCCCATTTAACCTTGGTGGGAAACTTAAAAACATGATTTAAAAAGTTATGCTCTTCTGCGTCTTGGCTAAAAGACGGCTTCTTAGCTACCTTTGCCATAAACTCAACGTCGCTTACGTTGGCAAAGTTTAAAATCCATCGAAACTGCCTTTTGGGCTCAAATGCATTTGGGTTCGTTGCTTTACTAAAAAATGTACTCATTAAAGTTGTCTCCTTCCAATTTTAAATAGCATGAAAAAATATTTTAGTCGTCAAAAGAGGCTCCGGAGCGCGTAATAATGAAATCAAGCGCGATGTACTCAATTGCTCGTGCAGGTTTAAGGTAAATTTTCGCATACATAATGTTACGGTCAATTAAGTCCGGAGTTGTAGTCGTCCCGTCAAGAACAACCTTGTAATCCGTAAGACCAAACCCTGCCTTTACACTGTCCAGGAGGGGGTCAACTTGACCAATGAATCTATCCCAGGTCTTCTGCACGTTTTGGTCAAATAAGATTCGAGATGCAATTTTAGAAATTCTCTTCTTAAGGAAGATGAGAAGTCTTCTAACGTTAATTCTGTCCAGCGCTGAAGGTGTTACTTGCAGCGTTTTTTGACCAAAGATTACAATTCCTTCCGCTGGGAAGCTAGCAATCGGGTTGATGTTAGCATCATACAGCTTGTCACGCTCTTTGGAGGTAACACGCTGGCGTACGCCAACGACCGGGATGCCTGCAGAACCTTCGCTTAGGCCGCCTCTTGTGAAGCCAGCTGGTGCAAACCAAACATCAGATTTTCTCTGCGAGCTTGAGAACGTGCCCAAGGCTACAACAGATGGCGGAACGTAAAGAATGGAGTTATTGATAGTGTCGCGCACTTGGACCCATGGGTAGAAAGCGCAACCATAGCTTGAGTTAAGGCCCATGGCCTTAAGATTCGACACAGTCGTATCAACACTACCAACTCTTGCTGTTTCAGTCGTGTTGGTTTCATGCTTGGGCACGTAGCCGCCAGGCAAGTCGATTATTGCCAACGAGTCGCCGCGATCCTCGCATGCGTTAACAAGGGCTGTCGTCAAGTTAGTGTTGGTAAGGCCCGGCATGCAAGCAGTATCAAACTCAACATACTCGGAATCTGACAAGATATCAATGGCCTTTTTGACAGAGTAATAAGCATAGTTAGTCGTAACGCCGCCGCCGTCCAAGTAGTTATTTCGGAAAGGATCAGCTTCTTGAATCTTCAAGCCGTCGCGGCCTCCCCACATGGGCGAAGTAAAGCGGTTGAAGCCCTTGTCAAGAACACCCTCAGAGCCTGACCTTGCAGTCAGAGAAAGGTTATCTGCGCGGGATCCCGAAGTCCAAATGGCTGTTGAAGTATCAGTGTTGTCTCCATCGCTGTCTCTTAAGCGAACATCGTCAAGCGTGAACACCCAAGAATACTCAGTGTTGTTTGAAGACACAGCATGCTGATCAAGACCAGCAGGACCGGCGCGAAGGAGATCTAGGTTGGTGTGATCGAAAATGCGTGTACCTTCAATAACAGACTGATATCCAAAGTAAGCTTGCGTATCCAGCACCAGGTCTCCCTCTGAAGAGGAAACGCGCGTGCGAGTGCGAGGCCAGTCTAAGCGAGCGTCTAAATTAAACTGATATGCCGCTTCTGCTGCATCGCCGTTAAACAAGATTGATGCCGGGCTGTGAGCAGTATTGTTAACAAGCGATCCCGTGGGCAGATGGCCTGCGACACCTTGACCACCAAGGACCCAAGAATTAAGATTTGTAGTCCCTTCCTGGTCCTTAACATTCGCAATAGTCGAGTCTTCGGCAATCCAAAGATTTCTAGGCACGACCGGACCGAAACAACCATAAGGCAGAAGACCTTCTGCGCCGGCATTGTCAACCAACGGAGAGGTTTCAACACGAATATGCTGTGAGTGGTTTGGATAGTCACCATGCTGGCGAATCACCTTGTTCGTCGCGTCGTAAGTGTATTCACGGTTACCAATAACCCGAGCAATAAAGTTAGCAGAAGTTGGATTTAAGTTTAGGCCACTGTAGCGCTCTAGCACAACTGGGTTATTGTCAGTGTCGTTGGCGCGCCGCACCAAGACAGAGAAAGTGCCGAACTTGTTAAACTTATCCGATGGAGCTTTGATGTCTTGAATAGAGATCTTGATATCTCTGTTTGTGTGCGCACCATTGTCAAGTGCAACAAGACGGAAAAGCTTTTCGGTGTCATCAATTGGATTAAAGTCCGCGTAGTTTGTACCGCGCGTGTCTTGAGAAATAAACCACCCAGTTTTTGCTGCTGCAGCAGTGCCGGTGGATCCCAGGTGATTTGACCAATCAGTGCTACCCTGCTTAAGGCCTAAAATCACACCCAAGAACTCACCACTGTGGTTTACCGCAGTGCCGGTGACCGCTAGCTGTGTTCTAACCGGCTGGTCAAAAGTCTCTCCAAGCCAGTAATGCTCTTGTGTGCCGCCACAATCCGTGCAGACCAAATCTTCATTAGTTTTTGTTGGGTCAGTGTTGAACACCTTTCGAATGTAAAGATCAGAATCCTTGTCAAAATTAAAAGTTGCGCTCTTTTGTACACCAGTGTTAGCGGCAGCAGTTGTATAACCGTCCTTGACAACCTTAGCAGTAAACTTTTGGTCGGTGGAACGAATAAGCACACCTGCGCCTTCGCGGGGTTGACTATCGCGGGCAGTACCGGACAGAACAACGGCTCCGTCTTCAACATACCAAATCGCTGCTAGCGTTCCCGTAACATGCATCGTGTTGATTACGTGACTGTCATTTGCGACAGTTACTTTGTCTCCAGATACAAGAGTACCTCTAACGGGATCCTGTGGGACGCCGTTTGCAACAAATCGAATTGTAGAAGTCGTACCACCTTCGCCCGCAGCTTGAATATCAAGCAAAGCGCTGCCGTCTGCGGTGTCCTTTGTTGTGGCGGTCACGCCATACAGACGTGCTTGGTTGAGCGAATTTTGAATTGAATCGCACAGGTTGGCTGTATCGCCACTGATGCCGGAGGCGCCAATTTTCGTTGCGGTACTATCAGCAATTGCAACATCGCCGTCAATCTGGGCACTATATACGTTGCCAGACTGATCTGTAAAAGTTAGAGTCTCTCCACCCGAGAGCGAGACGTTGGCTGCGACGATGTCAACAGTTGTTGTCGAGCCGCGCTTGTCCGGGTCGGGCATAACAAAAAGACCGTAAGCTCCGCCAGAATCGTTGATGCTGTTGTTTAGAGTGTTCGCAGTTCTCCAGCCAGCTTGTCCTTTAAGGTTGGTGGAGCTGTAAGCTTCAGCGGAATCTGACTGTTCTCCAAGCAAGCGGAAAACAGTAACAGGGGAGTTGTTTCTTAGCCATGCTTGCACAGCATAAGCTGCATAAGTCGGAGCAGTCATTGCTCCGGTTCGCCAGACGTCGCCGCCTGGATTTCCATCTGAAGGGTTGCCGAAGAGCGACACAAACTCAGGAAAACTCTCTACTTGAACCGGTCGCATCGCAGGGCCTTTGGCAAACCTACCGATAACAACTGGGCCCATCTCTACGGGCTGCGGTGGTAGGGCAGATTCATCAATCTCGTTGATGAAAACGCCCGGTGATACAAACTTAAACTTATCAACTGCCATGTCTTAAACTCCCTATACGTCATTCGGTTGAAATACGCTGTGCATTTTCTTTAATAAATAGTATATGCTCTTGCCAAAGTCCTTTAAAATCTAAATTCACCATCGACGTCTTGCATGATGACCCGCTCCCTCGCAAAACGTATCTGGACAGCATTTTCGCGACGTACGGCACGTGGTGTTATTTGGTTATCTCCGTTACCTATTAAATATCCCAATACTTTAATTGTGACTGCTGTCTCAAACTTCTTCTCTTCCTGCTGGTAGTTTGCAATATTGTTGTTCGCTGCGAAACTATCTTCAACAAACGCCTCATATGTGTTTCTATTGTGGCTTATCATCGCTCTTCGATGACCATTTGTATAGCGGATGAAAGGTGTCAATAGATCATTCATTTGTTGTTGATATTCTGTCCTCAAACTTATCTTATAGTCAATCTCCACATAAACCGGCACAGGGATTGTTATGGTTTCGTATACAATTTTTTCATTTTTTTTATTTTTATAAATTGGGTGGTGCATCTGGCCTTTTTGTCTCATAGCATCCATTTTTGCAAAATTGGATGTTTTGTCCTGCTTGATGACTCGATTAACTGTCAGGAAGCCTCTTTTGATGTCTCCAGTGGGGTCGAGGGCGGCATATGGTAGAGTTTTCTTTTCAAGATCTTTAACAACTGCACCTCGCTCAATGGCGATAACTGGATAAATTATCATCCCGTCCGCGTCTCTTTTAATTGAGTCATTTTTGACATTTTGTGCTCTTTCTGCACCACTCCAAATTACTGGGACCTTCACAAAACCTTTATTAGTCTTTGTTTGAATATCTAATGTCTTGTCAACAAAAGCATACAGAGCCATATCGATGTCTTCAAAAGTAGATTCAATGCGTGGAAGATCGCGCTCTGTGTCTTCATTTTTAGGGCTACGTGGCATCGAAAAGACCCTCCCGTGCCTTAATGCACTGTGCAACTATTTCAAACCTCTTGTCAGCTTGGCCAAAAAGCTCTTTTGGTTCCTTGAGGCTGACTATCTCATAGTGTACCTTGCCATACAAAACGAAGTCTCCTTCTCTTACAAACAAATCTTGATCCTTTGTCAATCTTCTCTTGTGAAAATAAATCGCTAGCTTCGCAGTCTTATCAACACCATAAAAGTCAGTCGCTGTTTCTTGGCCCTGAAATTCAATCAGTGCGTAAACCCTGACAGGTGGAAGAAAAGACTTTACAATTGCTTCGTTGTAAAGGGGGTGAAAGTTCGTGTGTTCCAAGTCAATAGGATAGTATAAAACTTGCTGGCCAATCACGCGCTCAATTAATTCATCATTAACTTGTTTGACTAAATCTCGCTCTTTTTCTCCTAAGAATAGAGGCGGAGGTGGAGCTTCTGGTTGTGACCATTTGTTTTTCTTATTAGACATAACTCACTACCCCTGGTAAATAAACATTGGATAAGTTTGAATTATGCCCTGTGATTTCTCTGCCATGTTTGACTGCAGTTCTGTCATTTTCTCGTAGGTCATCTCATCTAGCACTTTTTGCAACTCTTCTCTTAATTTAGACTGCTCTTCTTTGCCTTCTGTAATCAGCGCAGTGCCGTTAAGTTGCACATTACTATTAGGAATTGGAATTTGACCAAACTTACTTCTAATCTGACCCAAGACTTCCTTGCTCAGGGCTACAGCGAATCTCCTAATCCACTGTTTTCCTATGCTGTTAATGTTTTTGTAAGGTATGTTAGACAAAGGAAGTGTGTTCATGTTGTTCACACCCTGTACGCCGTCTCTGCGATCGGATTGTTCTTCCCACGGGTCTTGTTCAACAGTAAATTCAATCCAATATTTATCAAGGCCAGCAGATGTTGGCATCGGATGAATTCTTATGTTGTTGTTCCTAATTTCATAAGAGTAGTGAGAATTCCTAGTATAAATTGCATCCTCATAGGCGATCGCCTGAAGTTTATTTTGCCATGGCGGAATAATCTCGTAAGTTGAGTCATCCGCAAACATGCCATATGTCGACATGTTGCCGATAGTGTTCAGCCCTCCATAGTAGCCATAGAACCTCCACATAGCATGCGGTGTCTTATAATAAACTCTTCTAATTTTTATTCGATTATTGTCAACTTTATTATAAAACGATATGTTTGCGATGGAAGAAGAGGTCTGTATAATCTGTTGCAGATCATAATCCTGGACCTCTTCATCTACTGTAAAAGACGCAGAATAGATGCCTTGCGTGCCCCCCAGGCCAGTTTCAGTAATCGTATTGTCCATCACTCTTTTAGAATACCCAAATTCAAACTTAGGATACTTTAAGGCAACATCTTTGAGGGAGTCGTAGTTTATTTCCACCGGATGGGTTGACCCCGAAAGCTCACCATCGCTATCAAAGCTCCCAGTTGTGGCGCCGAGCGAGCTATGTAAAATATTTTTCGCTTGATGAACATTAACGATATAAGAGTACTCTAAGACAGCCTCTTCATAAGAGGAGTACACGTTCTTCTCTGTAAGCTCAATATCTAGAACATCGCCGCCCAACTTTCTATAGACATAAGCTACTTGCTCAACAGCTCCAGTAATAAAATTATGGTCGTATAGGTCAGAATCTTCGTCAGCGTAAAGTCCATATGGATAGTTGGATGCAACATTTGCCACCGTATACGTGCCGGTGACTGGAAGCACAACTTTCGAAATTTCAGAGCTAGGTGTTAAAGTGGGTAGTGCCATCGCATCGTGTCTCCTATCAAGGTAAATAGTTTTTATATAAAAGAAAACCCCGGC